GTCCTTTTTGGGGCCGCAGGTTTTGGGGAGGGGGGGGGTAGGCGCTGAAACGGGCCATGACCGCTTAAGCACGCGCGGTCTGGAAGCGTAAAAACGGGTCGTTTCGGGTACTCCGCGGGGCGTTGGATCTAGAAAAAACGGGGTTTTCTGAGGAATAATTTCCGGAATAAAAGCGCACCGGCGTGCGTAGCGCCGGCGCGCCAAGTATGCCGGCGATGGGCGCCCGAGGACCGATCCCCAAACCGACCGCGATGAAGGAGGCCGCCGGCAACCCCGGGAAGCGGGTGCTCAGCAAGGGCGAGCCGGCGCCGCCGCCGGGCGACCCGGAAGCGCCGGCCTGGCTGAGCGAGGCGGGCCGCGCCCAGTGGACGGCGATCGCCCCGGTGCTGGTCGCGATGCGCACGCTGACCGTCGCCGACACCGGCGTGTTCGCCCGGTACTGCGAGATGCTGGTGCGGTGGATCGAGTGCTCCCGCCTGGTCCGCGAGATCGGGACCACCTACGCCGTCCGCGACGCCCCGACGAAGAAGGGCGAGCCGGGGCAGGTCCGGTACTGGGCCGAGTTCCCGCACACGTCGGAGTGGCGCAAGCTCGCCGAGGCGCTCCTGCGGCTCGAGGCGCACCTGGGCCTGACGCCGGCGGCGCGCAGCCGCATCAACGTCACCCCCGTCGGAGTCCCCGCGCCCGCGGGCCCCGCGGTGAGCGACGAGCAGGCCGAGCGCGACCGGCGCCGGCGTGAGTTCTTCAGCGCCGGGGCGGCCGCGCTGGTGACGCAGCGGCCACCGGGGAGCCGGCGCCCGCCGTCGTCGCCCGCCGCCGCCGGGTAGCGCGTGTAGTGTGGGGGGTAGTGTGGGGGACCAATCGTCCTCCCTCGCCCGGAGCGAGCTGTGCCGAAGGCATCCCGGCGCGCGATCCGCACCCGCCCGCTGAACTCGTCCATCCCGAAGGACCCCGGCACGGCCGGCACCAAGCTCCAGCTGGAGCAGGACGCCGCGCTGGTGCGCGCCGGGTACTGGTTCAGCGTCGCCGCGGCCGACCGGTTCTGCGAGTTCTGCGAGGGGTTCCTGGTCCACTCCAAGGACCGGTGGGCGGGCCAGGCGGTGGTGCTCGCGCCCTGGCAGCGCATGCACCTGCGCCGCCTTTTCGGGTGGCTCCGCCCCGACGGCACACGCCGGTACACGCGCACGCTCTGGTTCCTCGCTCGCAAGAACGGCAAGAGCACGATCGCGTCGGCGGTGGGGCTGTACCTCATGGGGTGTGACGGGGCGATGGGGGCCCGCGTGTACGCGGTCGCGAACGACAAGGACCAGGCCGAGTTTGTCTTCGACGAGGCGCGGCTCATGGTCCGGGCCTCGGCGCACCTCTCCTCGATCTGGAACGTGTACGCCGACTCGGTCTTCGACCAGACGACCAACTCCCGGTTCGAGGCGATCTGCGCCAAGCCCAAGCACGGGTTCAACCCCTCGGGCGTCATCATCGACGAGCTGCACCAATTCAAGAAACGCGACCTCTGGGACGCGATGACCTCGGCGTTCGGCGCCCGCACCAGCCCGATGGAGTTCGTCATCACGACCGCGGGCAACTTCCAGCCGAGCCTGTGCCACACCGAGTGGGAGTACGCCCACAAGGTCATCGACGGGGTGATCGACGCCCCGGAGTACCTGCCGGTCATGTACGAGATGGGCGACCGCGACCGCTGGGACGACGAGACCGCCTGGCGCAAGGCCAACCCGAACCTCGGTGTGAGCGTCGGGCTCGAGTGGCTGCGCCAGCGGGCCGCCCGGGCGCGGGAGGACACGGGCACGCTGACGGCGTTCCAGCAGCTGCACTGCAACCGGTGGGTCGACGGGGTGCAGCCGTGGCTCGACATGGACGCCTGGGACCGGTGCGGCGCGGCGGTGGACCCCGAGACGTGGGGCCGGCGGCCGGTGTACGGCGGGCTCGACCTCTCGAAGACCAAGGACCTCACCGCGTTTGTGCTCGTCTGCCCGTGGGAGAACGGCCTGGGTTCGGACGCGCTGGTGTGGTTCTGGGTGCCCCAGGCCGAGGCGGACCGGCGCGCGGTGCGGGACCGGGCGCCCTACCAGGAATGGATCCGCGATGGGTACATCCGCGCGACCGCCGGGAACGTGGTGGACTACCGCGTGATCGAGCGCGACGTCGTCGAGATCTGCTCGCGCTTCAACGTCCAGGAGATCGGCTACGACCCCTGGAAGGCCCTCGACCTGGCCCTGCGCCTGCAGGACGACCACGGGATGACGATGGTGGAAATGCGCCAGGGGTTTGCGACGATGGCGGCGCCGACCGCGGAGTTGGAACGTTCGGTGCTCGCCGGCACGCTCGCCCACGGCGCGCACCCGGTGCTCCGGTGGAACGCCTCGAACACGCGGGTGCAGGTCGACACCAACGGGAACATGCGGCCGGACAAGAGCGACTGGAACCGGCGCATCGACGGGATCGTGGCCCTGATTATGGCGCGCGGCCGGTCTAGTGTGGGCGCGGACTCGACCAGCGTGTACGAGTCCGAGGGGCTCAGCGCCCTGTTTTAGGGCAACGCCGTTCGGGGGCCGACGCGGTGACATACATCGAGGATGTGCTGGTGTTCGGCGGCATGCTGGCCGTCGGCGTCGGCGTCTGGCAGTACTCACCGCCCGCGGCGCTGATCACGGTGGGCGCCGTGATGGTCCTGGCCGGGCTCGGCCTGGTGTTCTGCGGGCGAGGGCCCGCGCCCGCGACGGAAGCCGAGCGGGGCGCCGGCCACGAGCCCCCGGGGGTCTAGCACATGGGCCTGGTCTCACGCCTCTTCGAGCGGCGCGCCTCCTCCACGCTCGCCAACCCCGACGCCTGGCTGCGGTCCTGGTTCGGCGGGGGATGCGCCACGAAGGCCGGGCCCACCATCACCGACGCCTCGGCGCTGACCATCTCGACCGTCTGGGGGTGCGTGCGGGCGATCTCCGAGGACGTCGCCCGCCTGCCATTCAAGGTCTACCAGCGCACCGGGGCGGGCAAGAAGGAGCTCCCCGAGCACCCGCTCCGCGAGCTGCTCAACCTGCGCCCGAACGATGAGACGTCCTCGTTCCTCCTCCGCGAGTCGATGACCGCCAACACGCTGCTCGCCGGGAACTCTTATGGCGAGATCGAGCGCGACGGCGCGGGGCGCCCGGTGGCGCTCTGGCCCTTGCCTGGGCCCAAGATGAAGGTGGACCGGGATCCGGCGACGGGCAGCCCGCGCTACACCGTCCAGAAAGCATCCGGCTCGTCCGTCGTGCTCGAGCCCGACCAGGTTCTGCACCTCCGAGGGATGGGCGACACGCTGATGGGGATCAGCGTGGTAGGCAAGGCCCGCGAGTCGTTCGGGATGACGCTCGCCGCCGAGGAGTTCGGCGCGCGGTTCTTCGGCCAGGGCGCGCGGCCATCCGGGGTGCTCAAGCACCCGGGCAGGCTCGAAAAGGCGGCGCGCGAGAATCTGCAGAAGAGCTTCCAGGACCTCTACTCAGGGCCGCAGGCGGTGGGGCGCACCGTGGTGCTGCAGGAGGGTATGGAGTGGTCGAGCACCGCCATCCCGCCGGAGGACGCGCAGTTCCTGGAGACGCGCCAGTTCCAGGTGCCGGAGATCTGCCGCTGGTTCCGCATGAAGCCGCACAAGGTGGCGGACCTCAGCCGGGCGACATTCTCGAACATCGAGCAGCAGGACCTGGAGTACGTCGGCGATTGCCTCATGGGGTGGCTGGTGCGCTGGGAGCAGGAGGTTTCGCTCAAGCTGCTCAGCGAGAAGGAGCGCCGCGCCGGCGTCTTCGTGGAGCACGTCGTGGCCGGGCTGCTCCGCGGCGACCTGAAGAGCCGGTACGAGTCCTACGCGGTCGCGCGGCAGTGGGGGTGGATGAACCCCAACGACGTCCTCCGCCTGGAGAACATGAACCCGCTCCCCGGCGACCAGGGCGAGCTGTACCTGGTGCCGGTGAACATGACCACGCCGGAGAAGCTGAAGGCGCCGAGCGACACGAACACCCCTTCCGGCGATACGAAACCACCGAACCCCGACACGAACCCGCCCGCCGGCGATACGACGGCACCCCCGACCGAAACGAAGTCCTCGCGCTCGATCGATGCGAGCGCCCTGGCCGAGGTGCTCTGCCAGGCCCAGAGCCCGCTCCTGGAGGAGACTTTCGAGCGCCTGCTCAAGGCCGAGGCCGACAAAGCCTCGCGCGCCGGCGCCAAGGGCGGGCTTGCGGCCTGGTCGGCGTCGTTCTACCCGGAGTGGACCGAGACCGTCCGGGGTGCCCTCATGCCGGTGCTCGACGCCCTGAACCGATCGCTGCGCGCGATTGCGGGCCGCGAACCCGCGGATCAGGGGTGGATTGCGGGCGCGGCGAAGCAGCTGGCCAACGCCCACGTCGGCCGTTCGATCGTCGAACTCATGGAACCCGCGGCCGCCGCCGACTCGATCGAGGCGTGGAAGTCCACCCGCTCCGCGTCCCAGACCGCCAGCATGATCACCGCGCTCACGGCGCTCGCCGCGGAGGCCTTCCGCGCGACAGAGACACAGGAGACCGCCCCATGACCGCCCCCGCGCCCCGACCCATCGCCACCAATCCGGTCCAGCCATCCGCCGCCGCTCGGGACGAGCGCGACGGCCGCGAGATCCGCCGTGGCACCGCCGGCGAACTCCGCGCCGTCCGCGCCGACGGCAAGGTGGTCCTCACGGGGTACGCTTCGGTGTACGACGTCCGCTCCGAGCCGATCTACGGGATGTTCTACGAGATCGTCCGCCGCGGTGCCTTCGCCGCGGCCCTGAAGGGCGACGACGACGTCCGCGCCCTCTTCGACCACGACTCCGGCCGGGTGCTCGGCCGCACCCGCTCGCGGACGCTGCGGCTCTCCGACGACGCCAAGGGGCTGAAGTTCGAACTCGATCTCCCCGACACCACCGACGCGCGCGACCTGGCGACGCTGATCGAGCGACGCGACATCTCGGAAATGAGCTTCGGGTTCCGCAAGCTCAAGGACCGCTGGCAGGAGGAGACACAGCCGGACGGCCTGGTGGTCACCACCCGCGAGCTGCTCGAGGTGGAGCTCTTCGACGTTTCGCCGGTGGCGTACCCCGCGTACCCGGAGACCGACGTCTCGGTGCGCAGCTTCCAGGGGTTCCGCGCCGAGCGTGCCGCCGCCGGGATGGAGCAGCGCCGCCGCCGGCTGCGCCTCGCCGAGGCCTCTTGACCGGAGTCGCGGCGCGTGTAGTGTGGCCCCGATCGACATCCGCAGACGACGCGGGAGCGCGCCCCCGGCCCTCGGCCGGCGGCGCGCCCCACGGGACAGCGGGACGGGCGGCCCCTCGGGCCGATCCCGGCCCGCTCCGAACGGTGACCCCGCACGGGCGCCGCGTCGTCGGCCCTCGCGCGTCTGTGAGCCTGGTCCCGCGGCGTGGTCCCACCCACGCAAAGGACCAGGACCATGCCCACGCTCAAGCAGCTGACCGAGGACCGCGTCAAGCACGTCAACGACGCGCGCGGCATTCTCGACAAGGCCACCGCCGAGAAGCGCGAGATGACCACGGAGGAGAGCCAGGCGTTCGACGGCCACATGGCCGACGCCGACAAGCTCAAGGGCCAGATCGACACGCAGCACCAGTCCGATGAGCGCTCCAAGCGCCTCGCCCGGCACCAGGAGGACCTGGACACCCGGCGCGGGCGCGTGACCGAGCCGTCGGCCCCGGGGCGGGGCGCCTCGCCGGGCGAGTCCGGTTCCGATTCCGAACCCCGCCGGCTGACGCTCCACAACCGAGGGAACACGCGCCGCGGCGAGTCCCGCGACAAGCCCCGGGTGATCGACCTGGTCGCCGGGACGGCCATGTACCGCCGCGCCGGCGAGGACTACGCGGCCGCGGTGCGGTCGTACATGGCGGGCGAATCTCGCGCCCTCCAGACCGACCTGGACGTCTCCGGCGGGTACATCGTCACGCACGAGCAGTTCGTCGCCGAGCTGATCAAGGACATCGACGACGAGGTGTACATGCGCCAGCTGGCGCGCAAGTTCACCACCGACGCGCAGTCGATCGGCGCCCCGCGGCGTACGGCCAAGGCGTCGACGTTCAACTGGGGCGGCGAGCTCACCGCGCCCACCGCCGACACGGCCCTGAAGTTCGGCAAGCGGGCCCTGACCCCGCACTACATGACGGGCCAGCTGCTGGTCTCCCGCGACCTCATGCGCTCGGCGGTGATGAACCCCGAGGACATCGTCCGCGAGGAGATCGCCCGCGACTCCAACGAGCTCGAGGAGCGGGCGTACATGACCGGCTCGGGGTCCCAGCAGCCGCTGGGCGTCTTCACCGCCTCGGCCGACGGCATCTCCACGGCCCGCGACATCTCGACCGACAACACCTCGACCAACATCACCGCCGACGGCCTGATCAACGCCCTGTACTTCCTGAAGCAGGTCTACCGCCGCAACGCGACGTGGATGTTCCACCGCGACGTGGTTCGCAACGTCCGCAAGCTGAAGGACTCCACCAACCAGTACCTCTGGCAGGTGAGCATCCAGGCGGGGCAGCCCGACACGCTGCTCAACCGGCCGCTGGTGGAATCGGAGTGGGTGCCCAACACCCTCACCACCGGCCTGTACGTCGGCATCGTCGGCGACTTCAGCAACTACTGGATCGTCGACAACCTCGGGCTCGAGCTCCTCCGCCAGGACGAGCTCTTCAGCCAGACGAACCAGGTCGGCTTCCTCGCCCGCCGCAAGGTGGACGGGGCCCCCGTGAAGGAAGAGGCCTTCGCCCGCGTCAAGCTCGGCTGAGCCGAGGACGCCACGCACGCACCACGCGCGTGCCCCTCCCACGGGGCACGCGAGGAGACTCCAGATGTTGAACATGCTGAACGGGATCAAGCTGACCAAGCTCACCGACGCCACGGGCGCCGGCACCTCCACCATCAACGGCGGGATCGTCGACATGGCCGGGTATGAGGGCGTGATCTTCTTCACGAACCTCGCGACGGCCAACTCCGGCAACCTGATCAAGGTGCAGCAGGGGCAGGCGTCGAACCTGTCCGACGCCGCCGACCTGGCCGGCAGCGGTCAAACCTCCGGCGCCTCGGACGAGGTCGTGGCGGTCGACGTTTTCAAGCCGCTCGAGCGGTACCTGCGGCCGGTGATCGTGCGCGGCGCCAGCACCACGATCGGCGAGATCTGGGCGATGCAGTACGGGTGCCGCAGCCGGCCGCAGAGCAACGTGGTCTCCGGCACCATCAACAGCCGCACGCTGGTCAGCCCGGCCGAGGGAACGGCCTAACCGCTGGTCACGGACGACAGACCTCCCGCCGGCGGAGACGCCGGCGGTGGGTTTATGCACTCTCGCCAGGTTCTGGCCGCGTCGCTCACCGCCGCGGCCCTTTCAGGGAGTTCCTTCTCATGGCAAACGACACCCAGGCCAGCCCCGCGACGCCGCCACAAGACCCGGCCAAGGCGCCGCAGCTCTCAGCAAAGCCGGCCGCGATGAAGCGGGTGCGGATGCGCCGGCTCGCCGCCGGCCCGACCGCGTCGTACGAGGTCGGCGAGGAGTACGAGCTGCCCGCGGCGGTCGCCGACGCGTGGGTCAAGAACGGGTCGGCCGAGCTGGCGAAGTGACCGACAGCCCCTCACCGAAACGACGGCCGGCGCTGTGCCGGCCGGACCGCCCCGGGCGACTGCGCACGTTCTGCTGAGCGCGGCGCACGCGCCGGGGCGGGGAGGGGCTCAGGACAAGAAGACGGCCCATGCACCTGGAACAGGTCACCGCGCCCACCTCGGAACCCATCAGCCTCGCCGAGGCGAAGCTGCACTGCCGCGTCGACGTCAGCGACGACGACACCTGGTTCACGACGGCGATCGCGGCAGCCCGCCGGTGCGCCGAGACGCAGTGCGACCGCTGCTTCGTCACCCAGACCTGGCGTCAGACCCGGGACGGCTTCCCGTCGTGCGACGCCCGCGGCTCAATCGTGCTGGCCAAGACGCCGGTCGCGTCGGTCTCGTCGGTGAAGTACATCGACGCGGACGGTGTCCTGCAGACCCTGGACGCGTCGAAGTACACCGCCGACACGCTCGCCGACCCGTGCGAGATCGTGCCGGCCTACGGGGAATCCTGGCCGTCGACGCGGGCGGTGCCCAACGCCGTCACCGTCGAGTACGTCGTCGGGGTGGCGGCGGAGCAGGTCGACCCGCGGGCCAAGATGGCCATGCTGCTGACGGTCGCGCACTGGTACGAGAACCGGGAGTCGGTGCTGGTCGGCACCGTCTCGAAAGAGATCGAGCTGGCGTTCCGCCACCTGGCGGCGCAGATGTGGAACGGCACGCTGTAGGAGGGCCGCACGATGTCCGACGCGTTCGCGAGCACCAGCACCGGCCTGGAGTCCCCGGCGACCAAGCACGCCGCGGTCACACCGAGCGACTCGACCGACCTGGACCCCAAGCCGCGCGGGCTGTTTATCAAGGCCGCCGGCGACGTCTCGATCACCGATGAGCTCGGCGTCACGATCCTGTACACCTCGCTCGCCGCGGGGACGTTGCTGCCGTTCCGGGCCAAGCGCGTGAACGCGTCGGGCACGACCGCGACGGTCATCGCCTGGTCGTGAGAGGGAGGTTCCGGTGGCACGAGTCCGCGCCGGCAACCTCGACCGCCGTGTCCAGCTGCAGCGCGCGGTGGAGACGCAGAACACCTTCGGCGAGCTGATCAAGGGCTGGTCGCCGTACGCCACCGTCTGGGCCGAGCTGCTCCCGATGCCGGGGGGCGAGGCCTTCGTCGCCGAGCAGCGTCGGTCGCGCCAGCCGGTGCAGTTCCGCGTGCGGTACCGGGCCGGGATCAGCCCGCAGCACCGGGCCGTTCACCGCGGGGAGACGTACGAGATCACCGACGTGAGCGAGCCCGACCGCAACCACGAGGTCGTGCTCACCTGCTACGCCTTCGAGACGACGTCCGGGGCCTGAGGAGACGGCGATGCCGAGCGTGAGCAACAAGATGCAGGTCGACGGCGGCGTGGTGCTGGGCCTGAAGGACATCCAGGAGACGCTGCTCAGCCTGCCGCAACGCCTGGGGGTGAACGTCATCCGCCGCGGGCTCCTGGCCGGCGCCGGGGTGATGCGCGACGAGGCCCGTCGGCTGGTGCCGCAGCAGCCCGGCAAGAGCCCGCGGGGCAACACGCGCACCAACTCTCTGAAGAAGGCGATCACCGCCGAGTCGCGCGGGGTCTTCAAGGACGGGAGCGGCCGCCCGGTTCAGCACCGCGCCGTCGTGACGATCTCAAAGGCCAAGGGCAAACGCGGCGTGTCGCCGCGGTCGTACGCGCACCTGGTCGAGTTCGGCACGCGCCCGCACTCGCTGGGCAAGGGGAGCATGCTCGACCCGTTCCGCCGCTCCGCAAAGGTGAAGAACCAGCACGGCGCCACGCACCCCGGGACGGCGCCGCAGCCGTTCATGCGCCCCGCGTTCGACGGGAAGAAGTTCGAGGCGGTCCGCGTCTTCGCCGACACCGTCCGCCGCGAGGCGACCTCGGAGCTGGCAAAACTGAAGACCACGCCGAGGAAGACCGGATGAACATCGCCGAGGCGATCGTGGCGCACCTGGTGGCCGACCTCAACGTCACCGCCCTGGTCGGCACGCGCATCTACCCCAAGCTGCTCCCGCAGGCGCCGGCTTACCCGTCGATCGTGCTGCACCTGATCTCCGGCGGGACCGACCACACGCACGACGGGCCCGACGGCATCGCCGAGATCCGGTACCAGATCGACTGCCTGGGCACCACGCTGCAGTCCGCCACGGCGGCGGCGGAGGCGGTGCGCGCCGCCCTGGACGGGTACCAGGGGATGATGGCCGGCTCCGGGGGTGTGCTCGTCGACAGCGCCTTCCTGGTGGACTCCCGCGACGACTACGACGACGAGATGCGGGTCTTCGTCCAGGGCCGGGACTATCAGATGATGATCCACCCGTAGGGGGTCGCCCGACGTCTCTGCCACGAGTTATCCACAACTGCGGCCCGTACAGCCCCTGAAAACGGTAGGCTTTTTGGCCCGGAACCGATATTCGGAACTGTCGGGACTGGTGTGCTGGCGTCTCTTTCCATAGCATGACCCCCTGCTGATCGAGCGGGATTTCCCGGGAGGTGGCCTGTGGGATTGCTCCGTGCCAGCGTCAAGAACACGCCCGATTGGTGGGAAGCCAGGCTTCTCGACCTCGACATCTTCGCCGACGGCGAGAGCGAGGACAAGATGCTCCACGAGCTGGAGCACGCGCTGGTCGCCCACTACTACATCGCGCTGGAGCACGGACGCACGCCCTTTGTCGACCTGCTCGTGAGCTGCCCGCGCGACGTGTCTCAGTCGTGGGAGTCGGGCGACAAGAAGCTCCGCTCCCTCAACCTGCCCGACGAGGTCCGCCAGGCGCTCTCCGCGGTCTTCCGCTCTCCGACGATCGCCGACTTCAAGCTGGAACCGATCGCGGCATGATCCCGTTCACGCCATCCTCGGCGGTGAAGCCCCACACCTGGGGGCATTTCCTCGAGTACGCGGCGACGGTGGGCGTGACGCTC